GTATAACCTTTGTACTATATAGTCAAGTATTAAACCTCAAGATTGTAAATAAAATATTGTTCCTGTTTTGTTCTTGTTTGATTATGTAAAATTTGGGTATATAGAGTCTTGCAAGGAAGGAACTAAAAGAAGATGGATAAACCAAAGACAGGGTTTTCACAGATCCCAAATCAGTTGATATATGACCAAAATTTGTCAAATGAGGCTAAAATGTTATTTATTTATATTAAGTCATTATCTGCAAATTATAGGGTACTTAGGAACTCTAATTTATGTAATAAATTGAATGTATCTATTAATACATTACAGAATGCTAAATCTGAGCTAGTAAAACAAGGTTGGTTAGTTATTAACAGGTTATCAAGTGCTAACAGATACAGTCTAAGACTACCCAAAAATAGGGTAACCCCCTACCCAAAAATTACGCAATCAGATTACCCAAAATTTGGGTACCATTATAAAGATAATACTATTAATAATAATACTAATATTAATAAGGGGTTTAAAGGTTTTAAAAAGGTTAAATAATGGAAGATAAATATTATTATAATGGTGAGCCATTACAGTTGTCTTATTCGAATGATTACAGCATGGGGGACAAAATACAAATTATAAAGAACCTAGAATCTGATTTTCAATCAGGGATGTTGAGTTGGTCGCAAATGTTTTGGATAATTGATAATGCTAAGTTTGGATCTTATACCTGTCAGAGGATTATAGATAAATTGATATTTGAAGGAAAATTAAAAAGAAATCCTATAACACTTGATAAGCGAACATTTAACACAATTAGGAAACCTTTTGACTTGTAATCATACCAGATATAGTGATATAATTGCAACAGGTACAAACTCCCTCTTTTAGTTGTTTTACCTATTAGTTAATTAACTTGACCTGGTGAGACTCTTTCCTTTCCTTTCTTTCTAAGCTCTTGCCAGGTCGCTTAATAACTTAGAATTATTATAAACTATGGCTGGAAGACCTAAAAAACTTAATAAGAAATTAGAAAAACAGATCCTTGATTTGTTAGCTGATGGACTCACAATTAGACAGATATTTGAAAAACCTGAGATTGATTATACTTGGTCAAGTTTTAGAAATCATTTAGTTAATTCAAATGAATTAATGGAGAAATACCAAAAAGCAAAAGAGTTAGCAATTGACTTAGAATTATCAAATTTAAAAGATAAAAGATTAGAACTTGAAAGTAAAATTGAATCCGGTGAAATAGATGGCAAAGCAGGACAGAACTTAGTTAATCTTTATAAAATAATTGTTGCTAGTTCTCAATGGTCTGCAAGTAAATTAGCATCTAAAAAGTATGGAAAAGCAGCTGAATTAACCATAAAAGGTGATGATAAATCACCATTAAACATAACTTGGAGTAAGTAATTGAATAGTTTTGATTGTATAGAATGCTTTAAAAGTATTGGTTTTATTGGTGATGTGGTAAAACAAACACACATAAAAAGTGTTATATACATATGAACTGTTGCAAAAATATCACAAATGAGAACATTTAGGCAACATTTCCTATAACAATTAATTATCGGAAATATTACTATTGATAGTCCAGAATTATCGTTAGTAATAATTCCTTGATTTTTGGTTCTTGGTTTACAATCTGGGGGGTTTTATTTGAGGGTGTCCCCTGATTTTTGGTTACCGGTTAAATAAAAATTAATATATGGTATAAACACATGGACGATAGATTTCTAAAAACAATAATCTTTATTATGAAAGATAAAAACACTAAGAAACCAATTGTGATTACACACTTTCAAGGTTTTGAAAACAGCGAAGAAGCTGAAGACTTCTCCGAATTCCTTAAAACTCAATTCGTCTTGCCAGACGACTATCCTGATGCTGATACAACCATTCATTGAAACTAAAGAGGGGGGTTTTGTTTTAAAATGAAACAAATCGTAATTCCTTACAAGCCAAGAGAAATCCAAAATTTTTTGCATGATAAATGCGATAAGAACCGATTTAATGTGGTCATTGTCCATCGTAGAGGGGGTAAGACTGTATTTGCTATCAATCACTTAATTAAGGCTGCTCTAACGAACACTAAACCCTATCCTAGATATGCTTTTATCTCTCCATACCGACTGCAAGGTAAATCTACAGCTTGGGACTATCTCAAACAATTCTCAGCTGCCATACCAGGAACAAAATTCAATGAGTCAGAACTAAGGGTAGATTTCTCAGTTAATAATAGTCGTATTCAAATTATTGGAGGTGAGAATAGTGCTGCAATTAGAGGACAGTATTTTGATGGTATAGTTTGCGATGAAACTCAAAACCTTTCGCCAGACCTTTTCGATACCATTTTAAGACCAGCACTTTCAGATCGTAAGGGGTTTGCAATATTCATAGGCACACCGATGGGGAGAAACTGGTTTTTTGAACTACATGAAAAAGCCAAACACAATAAAGATTGGTTTACCAAAGTGTTCAAAGCTAGTGAAACTAAGATTATAGCTCAAGAAGAATTAGATGCTGCAAAATCCACAATGTCGCCAGAGGCTTATGCTCAAGAGTTTGAATGTTCATTTCAAGCTGGAATATCTGGTTCTTACTATGGTAAGACAATGGAAGAATTAGAAGCTAAAGGACAGATTAAAAATTTTGATATTGACGAAAATTTAGAGGTTGAAACTTGGTGGGATTTAGGAATGAACGACAGCACAGTAATCACCTTTGCTCAGCGACATGGTGATGAGATTAGAATTATTGACTGCTATGAGAATTCTGGTGAGGGTTTAGAGCATTATATGAATGTCATAGATGACAAAGGATATAACTATTCTAAGCATATAGCACCCCATGATATTAGAGTTAGGGAGATTGGCACTAATAAATCTAGGTGGGAAACAGCTAAAGAAATGGGACTAGAATTTGACATCGCACCCAAACTTAGTATAGAAGATGGTATTGAGCAAGTAAGACGAATGTTACCGAAGTGTTACTTCCATAAAAACAATTGCAAAAAACTCATTGAGGCATTAAAATCATACTGCAAACGATGGGATGAAAAAAATAATTGTTTTAGGAATAAACCCCTCCACAATTGGAGTTCACACTTTTGCGATAGTATGAGATATGGTGCAGTAACTGAGCCTGTTCAAAGATCCGATTGGAATAAACCAATTCCAGTTGATACAAATTATATAGTTTAATATGGCAAAAAAAATTACCGAATTATCAGATCCTAAATTAAGAAGTTTACTTTCAAATCAAATTGAAGGTGCTTTAGGTTATTTAGGTGGACAGCTTTCATCATCAAGAAGAAAATCTTTAGAATATTATTTAGGAGATAAACTTGGAACAGAAATAGATGGTCGTTCACAAGTGGTATCAACCGATGTATCAGATACGATTGAAAGTATCTTACCAAATTTATTAAGAGTGTTTACTGCAAGTGATAATGTAGTTCGTTGCGATCCGGTAACTGCCGAAGATGTACCTCTTGCCGAACAAGCCTCTGCTTACCTCAATCATGTTTTCTATAAAGACAATAATGGTTTCCAATTACTTTATAATTTTTTCAAAGATGCACTAATTGAAAAAAATGGTTTCTTAAAAATTTATTATGACGAAAGTGAAAAAGTAGAATTCGAAACTTATAAAAATTTATCCAAAGCTGAGAAAGATGCTTTGATGGACTCTAAAGATGAAATCGAAATTGTCGAAGAAGAAGAAATGGAAGATGAGTCTGCCAAAGAAGAATTTGAAAAATTGTTAGAACAATACGAAGCTAGAGGAGTAGATACAGCTCAAGTTCAAGAACCAGATTTCACATTATACAATTGCAAAATTAAACGAACAAATAAAACTGGTAAAATTAAAATTGAATCTGTCCCACCTGAAGAATTTTTAATTGACAGAAATGCAAAGTCAATTGACGATGCTGATTTCGTTTCTCACAAAGTATTAATGTCAAGATCAGACTTAGTAGCTATGGGATATGACGAAGAAGATGTTGCAAGTTTACCTACCTCAGATGAAGATATTTATAATACTGAAGAAATTGTTAGACAAAGAAATATTGACGAATACCCAATTGACAATGCAACCGATAGCTCAACTGAAAAAGTTTTAATTTATGAGTCTTACATAAAATACGATTATGATGAAGATGGAATAGCTGAACTTAGAAAAATTATTTCTGCAGGACAAGATGGTTCTATGGTTTTAGAAAATATGCCTTGCGATAATATTCCATTTGTAACTATTACTCCAATTCCAATGCCACATAGATTTTATGGTCGTTCAATATCTGAGTTAGTTGAAGACATCCAATTAATGAAATCTACTGTTATGCGTCAGTTGTTAGACAATATGTATTTAACAAATAACAACAGAGTAGCGATCATGGATGGTATGGTGAATATGGATGACTTATTAACCACTAGACCTGGTGGAGTAGTCAGAACGAAACAACCACCAAGCCAAGTGATGCAACCTTTACAAGCTCAACCGATTTCACAACAAGCCTTTCCAATGTTATCTTACTTAGATTCTGTAAGAGAAGCTAGAACTGGTATTACAAAGTCTGCTCAAGGTTTAGATGCAGATACATTAAATTCAAAAACTGCAACTGGTGTAAATACTTTGATGACGCAAACACAAATGCGTTCAGAATTAATTGCTAGAATATTTGCAGAAACAGGTGTTAAAGATTTATTTAGAAAAATTTTTGAATTGATGGTTAAGTATCAAGACAAAGAAAGAATTGTTATGCTTAACAATCAATATGTACCGGTTAGACCGACTGAATGGAAAGATAAATTTAATATTAATATTGTAGTAGGACTAGGAACTGGCTCTAAAGAACAACAAATCTTACTTTTAAACAACATCCTTGAACGACAACTTCAAGCCTTCCAATTACAAGGTGGAAAAGAGATGCCAATGGTTAGTTTAAAAAATATGTATAACACTTTATCTAAAATTATTGAGAACGCAGGTCTTAAAAATGTGGATAGCTACTTTGTTAATCCTGATATTGGTAAACAAATGATGGCTCCACCTGCTCCACCACCATTAACTCCAATTGAAAAAATTGAATTTACTAGAATTGATGCTGAGAATAAGAGAAAAATTGCTGATCTTGAGTTACAATACCAAGAACTACAACAAAAATCTCAACAAATGCAGTTAGATTTTGAAGCTAAGATAAAAGAAATCGCTTTAAAATATAATACTCAGCTTGATACAGCAAAAATTAAAGCAGATGCTGACTTGGATAAGATGATGATGTCAAATCAATCCAAGATTCTTGAAAAAGCACAACAATCTGCTAATATGTTTACTAAACAGGTACAAGGATTAAATGGAAACCAAAGACCAGGCTCAGAGATCGGAAGAAGTCAGCCGATCCAACCAAGCCAAACAGATTTTACAGAATAAAATTTTTAAAGAGGCAATTGAATCTCTAAAAAAACTTTATTCTGAAGCACTACTTGAAAAAACTGGTGCTAAAGAAAGTGATACCAGAGAAAAACTTTGGATTGCTTATAATGTTGTTGGAAAAGTTGAACAACATCTTCATACTGTAATCGAAACAGGGAAACTTGCAGAGAAACAGTTAGAAGATTTTAGAAAACAACAACTGCAAAAAAAATTTTAACCCATCGGTTAGAATAAATCAAAGCCAAGTCATAAGACAGCTTAACCAATAGGAGGACTAATGTCTGACTCAAACCCATTGTTGACTAATGCAACAATACAAGGTGCTGCAAAACACATTGAAGGTTTAATGGACTCTAAAGGAGTTATCAAAGAATCTCAAAAGGAAGCAGAACCAGTTGAATCAAAAGTAGAAGCAAATGCTGAAACTGAGGTTGAACAAAAAACTGAAACTCAACTAGAGGAAACTTTAGAAGTTGCAGATCAAGAAGAAGAAGCATCTATAGATGAGAATGCAATTGAAGAACAAGAAACCGATCTACACCAAGTAATTGTAAATGGTGAAAAGATTGATGTTGACCTTGAAGAATTAAAAGCAGGTTATCAAAAGGATGCCGACTATAGACGAAAAACTGAGGAAATAGCAATCGAAAAAAGAGAGCTAAAAGCCGAAGAAGATCGTCTGAAAAATCAGTATTCCACCAAGATGGATGATCTTAATTCATTAGTGGCGACTTTAAATGCTGAGATTAACAATGATATGAATTCCAAAGAGCTTGATAGACTTTGGGATGAAGATCCAACTGAAGCTGCAAGAGTTGATCGTAGGATTCAAAAAAGAAAACAAACGATACAACAAGCACAGCAAAAACTGAGAGAACATCAAGAAGCTCAGTTCCAGGAAATATTAAAAGAAGAACAAAGAAAACTTCATTTAAGACATCCTGAAATTGCTGATCCTGTAAAGGGTACTACAGTTAAACAAAATATTGTGAACTACTTAAGTTCTAAAGGATTCTCTAATGAGGATGTTGCTAGAATTTATGACTCAAGATATTTTGATGTGATTATGGATGCGATGAACTATACGAAATCAAAATCAGTTAAACCTGGTTTAGTTTCTAAAAAAGTTAAGCCATCTAAATTTGTTAAATCTGGTGTTAAAACTACTAAGGAAGATACAGACAGAAAATCAAGGTTGGATAAACTGAAATCGTTGAAACGATCAGGAAATCCAAAAGATGCAACTGATTTGTTGATGCGTTATTTATAAACCAACAACCAAATAGGAGAAAAAAATGGCTGTTTATAAAACATACGACACAGTTGGCATAAGAGAAGATTTGGCAGATATTATTTATTCAATATCTCCAACTGAAACACCTTTTATGTCTGGAGTTGCTAAAACAAAAGCAACTAATACATCACACCAATGGCAAACAGATGCGTTAGCAGATGTTGCTGCCAATGCTGCAGTTGAAGGAGCAAACATTACTTATGGTACTCAATCTCCAACAACTAAAGAAACTAACTACACTCAGATTTCTACAAAAGCTGTTCAAGTATCAGGAACTAATGATGCTGTAACATCTGCTGGTAGAAACAATGAGTTAGCTTACCAAGTAGCTAAAGCTGCGAAAGAGTTAAAAAGAGATATGGAAACTGCTCTTTTATCTAACAATGCTAAAGTTGCTGGTGATGCTAGTACTGCAAGAGAATTAGGTGGAGTCCAAACTTGGATCGAAACTAATGTTGATGCAGGTGCTGGTGGTTCAGGTGCTGGTAATGGTGCTGCAAGAACTGATGGTACTCAGAGAGCATTTACTGAGGATCAATTAAAATCAGTTCTAAGACAATGTTATGATGAAGGTGGAAATCCAAACATGATTATGGTTGGTGCTTTCAACAAACAAAAACTGTCTGGCTTTACTGGTGGTTCAACTAGATTTGACCAAGCAGAAGACAGAAGATTAGTTACATCTATTGATGTGTACGAAAGTGACTTTGGAACTTTACAAGTTGCTCCGAACAGATTTATTAGAGGTGCTAATGCGACTGCTGCTAAAGTTGGTCAAGATGCTCTAATTTTAGAGATGGACTACTGGGCAGTTTCTTTCTTAAGAGATTTCACTCTACAAACTCCAGCTCAGACTGCAGACGCAGATCAGAGATTTATGTTAG